ACCGCCTGACGGACATGCTCTACGAGTCGGACACCTATGACTCGATCATCCGGCAGTTCGCCCTCGACGCCTGCTCGGGCTGGTCGCTGATCGATGCTGCCGAAGGGGCCCCCGATACGAGCCCCGGGAATCCCACGACGGCCGACGATACGGCCGCCAAGGAGCAGCGGCTTGTCGCCGAGCGGATGCTCGACCGGATGACCTACGACTTCGACGCGCAGCACGTGTCACTGACCACCTTCTCGCAGTTCCTTGTCAAGGATCGTAAGGCGACGGGGAACGCCCACAACGAGATCGTGCGCGATGAGCAGGGAAAGCCCGCGCAATTGATTCACATTCCATCGCGCTTGATTCGCCGCGGGCTGGATGGCCGTACCTTCTTGCAGCTGGACGAAATGGGCCGGCCGGCCGCCTTCTTCCGCCGCTTCGGGGCAGAGATCCAGCCAATTGATCCCGTGACCCTGCAATCCGAGACCCCGTGGGCTTACGTGAGCCGCGAAGAGGCGATGACGATTCAGGGTGCCTTTGGGCCGGGTGAGCTACCGGGTCCAGGGCAGCGGGTCGGTGACTTGAAGCGCGAGCTGACAGACTTCAAGATCTACCACCCGCGCGAGCGCTACTACGGTATCCCGCCGATTGTCTCGGCCTTCAATTCGCTCGTCGGCAACATTTTCGCAAGCAACCGTAACGTGCGCTTTTTCGTGAACCGCGGGATGCCCGATTGGCTCGTGATGATCAAGGCGTCTTCGGCTGCGTTCTCGGATCCTGATACCCGCGAGAACATCATTGACCGGATCCAGAACACGATCGAAGAGCACATGAAATACATGATCGAGGGCGAGGATCACCGAACCCTCACGCTCCGGGTCCCGATCGACGGCTACGATGTGGTCTTCGAGAAGCTCGGCGGGGAGCCCAGCGATCAGGAGTGGTCGGGCTACCAGATCGCGAACCGTGACAACATCATCCACGTGTACGGGATGCAGCCCTCGAAGCTCGGGATCAACGAGACGGCGAGTCTTGGGACCGGCAGCGGTGAGTCGCAGGACGAAACCTACAAGCGCTCGCAGATTGATCCCGAGCAAGCGGTGTACGAGGCATTCTTCGACCTGATCCTCGACGAGCTTGGGTTCATGGCCGTGGATTTCAAGTACGACGAGATCGATATCCTGGACGAGCAGCGGGAAGTGTCGATGCTCGTGGGAGTCGCGTCCACGGGTGCGCTCTCGATCAATGACATTCGCGCGTGGGCGTCGATGATCGTCAAGCATCTCGACTTCCCGCCCGATGACTCGGAGGAAGCGACGATCCCGATACGGCTCTTGGATCTCCAAACGGCGGGGCTCCTTGCGCGTGATGGCGGGGATGCCGGCAGTGCTATGGCGCTCCCCGGCCAGCGCTCGGGGACGCTATCCCGGATTGCCGGCATGTTCGGGCTCGGTGGGGGCGATAGTCGCCAGTCACCGGAGGACGCGTTGACACGGCTACGGCAGGGGACGACGCGGGTCAGCGATCGCGTAGTCCCGCGCCCGCAGCTGCCAGCGGGGAACGGTGGACCTCAAACCTGATCCCCGCTTTCGGCGACGGCCATCGGATCCTGGTGCAGTACCCGGCCGGCCAGATCCGAAGCTCATGGCGGCTGTATGCCCGCGTTGCAAGTTCAGTTTCACGACCCGCAGGGAATACGTGATGGCGCTCTGCATGGCCGATGAGCCGCCATTTGTTGGTGATAATCGGGGATGCGGCTGGATGCTCCAGCTTGAGCCGCCCCGCGGCTACGGCTCGCACGCCAAGGCGAACCTGATCATGGATTGCCATCCCGACCCGGCGACCGGACGCCTCCCTGATCCGCGGACTTCGAGCGGATGGGAGGAGCGCATTCCTTTCGAGTGGGTAGATGGCACCGGGGAAAAGCGCCTGACATGGACCGTGCGCCCGGGCCCCGTCCGGGTCGAGGCTTTCAGGCGCGTGCGGCAGGACTGGGAGCGCCGCGGCCTGGTCAAGATCACTTTCAACGATGCGGGTGAACCAGTCGCCACCTTCTCGGATGACGTCCAGCGTTCGGCGTTGGAAGGATCGTAACTGTGGCTCGGGGATCGGCGATAGTCGTGTCCACTCGCTCCGCGGCGCGCCGCTTACCCGAGCCGCCCTCTTTGGATTCGCCCCGGCTGCGTCGGCCGACATCCCTTGTCCGGCCGGCACGTGCCCTGCGTCAGGCGTTGAATCGGGACTTCTCGCGGACGGCGGCAGCTGTCACCCAGGTCCTCTCTCGCTCTGGGGCTCTGGAACGGCTCCACCGGGACGCGAGTCAACGTCTGGCGGCCGAGGCGAAACGCGCAAAGGGCCCAGTAGGTCGGGGCGGCCGGCCTCTGGGCCCCGAGCGCACCCGTCAGCTGCAGGGGATCTTCGAGCTGGATGAATTGAAGGCCGTGGGCTCTCTCATGGCCGACGATGAAGACGTCTTTCGGTTGGCGATTGCGGAATCGCTGGATGACGCCTACGTCGATATGTTCGAGGTGGGGGGCACGGCCGCGCGTCGGGCGCTAGGCGTACGGGGGGCCTTTCGCCTAGAGAGCCCGGCTGTGGCCGAAGCCCTGGCACAGCGAGCGAACCTCTTGGCCGGAAACGTGGCCGATGACGTCTTCGAGCGATTGAAGACGGTGCTTGCCGAAGAGTTCTATTTCGCGGGCAAGGGGCCGTTTGAGGTCGCACGCACGCTCCGGGGCGAGTTCGACTGGTTGACGAAAGCACGCTCTGAATTGTTGGCACGCACGGAGACGGGTGCGATCGTCAGCGAGGCAAGCTGGATCACGTATTCCGCGAGCGGCGTACCGTTCAAGCGCTGGCTCGCGACGCTTGACGGCAAGGAAAGGGAAGATCACTTTGACGCGCACGGTCAGATCCGCGCGATCGACGAGCCCTACGACGTCGGCGGCGAGCAATTGATGCACCCGCACGATCCATCCGCGAGCGCGAAGCAGACGTGCAATTGCCGTTGTGACGAGATCCCAGTAGTGACGGCAGATCAAGCCTTCTCCGATGCCGCCGTGTGGGATGGGACGAACAATCCCGACCAGTTTGCGCGCGAACGGCTCGCCGATCCTGATCGCCCACCGCGGCAGACTGGCCCCGATCCCTCCGCGACCGATGATCTCGACTTCGCCTTTCCGGAGGATGAGTGACGCCTCAGAAGGGCCGCATCTGGGCCGATCGTATGCTCGCTTCGGGCCGCTGTGTTCGGTGCGGCAAGCCGCGCGAGCACTACATGCGGACCTGTGACGCGTGCGCCAAGAAGGACACGGCGCGTACCCGGAAGCGGACGGGCAGCAAGGTCTGGCGGCCCGGTGGTCCCGGCCGGCCGCCGAAGGTGGTGCGCGATGACATGGCGGAGCAGAAGCCAAAGGTCGGTGAGTGAGTGCGGATTGGCGGACGGAGCCGCGATCGCCTGGAGCGGCAGCGGGCTCGCCTCAAGGCCGAAGGCTATGAGCCCCCGACGCAATCGGACCCCGCCAGTCGGCTCGTCCAGGTGCGGTGCTTCAAGGATGGCGCCCTCATTGCCGAGCTGCCGATGGGGACGCGCTACGTGCTCCTCGCCCCCGATGACACGCCCGAGCAGCACGCGGGCGTTCCGGGTGTCGTCTTCCTCCAGTGCCGGCGGTGCAAAGAGAAGCGCGTCCTGATCCAGCATCCGATCGGACCGCCCGGCAAGCCCGACACGAACGGCAAGCGCTAGCCGCTATCGTGCTCGGCGATCGTCTCCTGCGCGGCCGCGGCGATGTACTGCTTGGCCGCTTCTATGTCGTCTGAATCCTCGACGCTACTAGTAATCGCGTAACCATCCGGACCTGCCCAACGGAGAAGCCGCCGCATAATCTCCGCCGCCCGCCGCTGCTCGGCGCGCTGGCCTTCGTCACGTCCAATGCGCCGACAGCGCGAGCAATAGTGAAGATGTTCGGTGCGCATACTCCCTATCATGGTCGATGGTTGCCGAGCGGACGCCTGCTCCTCGCCAGCATAGGAATGCTCGCCTCTGCTGATGCGAAGGAGCGCGGCGTCACTCAATGCTCGACCATGATCGACCGCTCCGCCGTCGGCCGCGATAAAGTCACGCACTCTCCGCGCCACCACCAGTCTCTCGGCCTCCACGGCTTCGCGCACCTGCCTTGCATGCATACCGCAGGTACTGAGTAGCCGACTGCCATCGTGATCGCAGGCACAAGATCCCATGGGCCGAATTATAGCACAGTCTCCAGCCGAAAATAAACCTTGACACGCAACTAGCGTTGCCGTAACAAGTCCCCACGTATATCTCCAGTCGCGAGGCTCAAGAAGCCCTGTCCGAGCGCAAGCCCGGGCGGGGCTTCTATCTTTTTCGGGGGACGAGTGCAAGGGACGAAAGCCGAGGATCAGCACTTTCACGAGGTCACGCTCCCCGGTGGCCAGATCGTCCCGACCGGGCCCCCGATTGGCGAGCCGGCAACCGATCCCGCCCGCGACGCTGTCGCTGCCCCAGGCGCTCCCGATTACCCGCAGGACGGCAAGCGCGAGTACGTGCGCGACGATCACGGCCGGTTCTCCTCGGATGGCGCTGGCGGGGCAGCGAACGATGCGCTCGACGCGCGTGGGGTGGCGCTCGCAGTCGCCGGTACCAAGAACCCGCAGGAAGCGGCCGCCGGCCGGCAGCGCTTGGCAGGGCTCGTGGATCGGGCGACGTCACGGGCGCGCTCGACCCTTGGCCGTGAGCACCCGGCGACCCGGACCTTGAGTGCGATCTCCAGCCGAGCGCGGACGGCCGATGCGCGCGGGCTACAGACCTTGGCCGGCGAGCTTGGGCGGGTGAACGAGCGGCTGGCCGAGGAAGCAGCCGCCGGGAAGTCCGCCCCAGGAACGAAGGAGGACCGAGTGGAGCCCACCGACACGGATCCCGACCGAGAGAAGGCGGCGGCCGCCGGTGCCTACGCGACCCAAAACCCGGC